ACTGGGACAAATCAATCGGTCTAACTGACCGTATACCTGAGCGTGTTTTTGTCGGTTTTGATCTTGCCGCAACGCGCGATCTTAACGCTGTGTGTACGCTTAAGCGCTTTTCCGAGTTGGACTTTGAGGTGCACTGGCGTTTCTTTCTGCCAGAGGCGGCGCTTAGTTATATTCCAACACACTACAAGGACGTGTTTCAACTAGCAATGACTAGCGGTATACTAAAAACAACACAAGGCAATGTCATGGACGATCGTGAAATTGCCGAGTATATTATTGAGGAGTGGCAGCGCTACGATGTTGCCGAAGTAGGCTATGACGCATATAATGCTGCAAGCCTAGTCGCTCGATTGCACGAGCACGGCGTGCCGATGAAGCGCGTCGGACAAGGTATGGCTGTACTGTCAAACCCAAGCAAGCATGTGGAAAAACTGATACTTAGTCAAAAAATCAAACACGACGGCAATCCGTTTTTAGGCTGGCAGCTTGCGAATTGCGAAGTTTACGAAAACGTACAGGGCAACATAAAAATCCGTAAGAACGAGAACGACAAGGCAGCCAAAGTGGACGGCATTATTGCGCTGATCATTGCAATGCATTGCGCGCTTGACAACCCAGCCGTAAACGATTCATGGGGTTTTAGAACGTTTTAAGGACTGCACATGGCAATCCGCGACTGGTTTAGACCTAAAAAACAACAAAACGAAGCCAATACGCTGTTTAGCAACAGCCTTTTAGGCAATGCTGTATTAGGGCGCAAGGCCCACCAACAAATCTTATATGTCACGACAGCATCGTCGACGACTGCAGGTCGTTCTGTCTCAATGGAGACGCTTGCGCGCAACAGCACGGTTTCGGCTTGCGTTGCTGTCAAGGCTCGCGCACTTGCTCAGTTGCCGATTCGACTTATGTGCGAAGACGCAACAGGACGGCGTTACGACGCGCTGACTTACCCTGACGTTGCAGAACGCGAGCGCGACAAGGCGCGGTCAGTCATGCGCCTACTCAGCAAACCCAACAATTTCCAGTCGGCGTATGAATTTTGGTATCAGTGGCTCATGTGGCACGAGCTTGCAGGTGAGGCGTTTGTTGTATTTTGGAGACGCGAGCAACAAAGCACGACGCAAACGCCAATTGAGATGTATGTGCTAGATTCTTCGCTGATTACTGCGCGCATCACGCAAACGCGTTACCCGCAGTATGTTTTAAGCACGGATTCGTATGGATTTAATCGCGATCAACCGCTGCAGGCGCATCAGGTCATGCACTGCAAAGAGTCGGCTTGGCAGGGCATGGCTGGATGGAATCGCGCAATCTTTGCGGCTGAGCTTGTCGCGCTGGATCAGGATATTGACATCTACGCCAACTATGTCATGACCAACGGCGCAAAGCCAAGCGGAATGTTTACGACAGAGCAGGTCATCCCAGACTTAAAATTTAAAGAAATTGCAGGCCGTCTTAAAGAGGCTTGGGCCAACATGCTTGGCGGAAACAGCACAGATCCGTCCAAGCCAGGCCAGTCTATGTTGCTGGATCAAGGCATGCGCTACGAAGCCATTAAGATGTTGACGCTGCAGGACGCTGATGCAGCAAAGCTCAAAGAGCAAACCATGAAGCGCTTGTGTGGATTGTTTGGAGTGCCTGCACAGATGGTGGGCGTTGGCGAGGGCAAATATAATAACACCCAGACGATGCTCGATGAGTTTTATAAAGGCACAATGTCACCCCTATTGACAAATATTTCCCAGAAGTTAAAATTGTCTCTGCTTGAAGGATTTCCAGGTTTGCACATAGAGTTTCAAACTGATCAGTTCCTCAAGGGCAGCCCGCCAGATCAAATGAACTACTGCGTTGCTGGAGTAAAAGCTGGCATCATGACTCCTAATGAGGCGCGCGTTTATCTTGGCTATGCAATGCGTGAGGATGGCAACGCGCTAGCAGCGGACACAACACAACAAGACGACATTCCTGGTTTAAGTCCGCAGGACACTGGAGGCGGCGGCAATCTGAGGGTGATTGGTCGCACAGGCAGAGCAGGCAGCGCATGAAATCACTCAAAGACATCTTGCTTAAGTTATTGACACAGGCGCACAAGAGAAAACCGCCGCCTAAAGTGTGCGACGGAAAGCAGCAAGAGAAACAGCGTATTGATGAACGGACGCATTAGTGTAGTTATTGGACCTCCTTGTGCTGGCAAAAGCACCTATGTCAAAAAAGTTAGATTGCCAGGAGAGGTTGTAGTTGATTATGATGAGATTGCAAGAGCTTTGGGGTCTGTTGTGCCCCATCAATGTACCGGCGGGATTAGAGAGGTTGCGTTTGCTGTGCGCGATGCGGCAATTCGCAGGGTTTTGCAGGGACTGAAAGTTCAGGCATATATCATTCATACTGCCCCAAGGCAAGCGAGCGTAATGCTGTATAAACACAAAAAGGCGGAATTTATTCTAATTGATCCAGGTATAGACGTCTGCCTTGAACGAGCAAAAGAGCGCGAAAAGGAAACTGCAGAAATTATCCGTAAGTGGTATGCAAGCCCACCGGCAGTAATAGCTGAAATGAATTTGACAGCGACAGATAGTTCTCAAGCAAAGATACAAGCAACGCAGAAGGTTCACGAAACGTTGCAGAGCGCATTGTTTCGGTGTATCTGAGGGACTTATGAAACACGTTAAATTCGTAACTGAAGCCCAGGTTGTGCTTGGTCGCAGCGCGGATGAGCAGCGCAAGGGCGCAATTGAGGCGATGGTCACGAGCTGGGGGCCGCGCGAAGGGATGGACGGCAGAAGGTTCTTTTATACCCCAGCGCCTTTTGAGGCATGGTACCAGACATTCAAGCAGCGTGGAAGGCCGCTGCCGATGTATTACCAGCACAATGATGCAAGTCTGCCGGTTGGTGAATGGACAGAATTTGACTTTACCGATGAGGGCATGCGCGGCAAGGGCAACCTGTACATGTCGACCACTGCAGGCGCAGATCTGTATAATATTATGAAAGAGTCGCCGCGTATGATTGGCGGCGTGTCTGTTGGTGCGTATGCCGACGAGTTTCAGATGGTGGATGAAGACGGTGAGAATGTTGGCGGCAGTGATGACGACATCGATGGCTACTTTCAGATCCTCAAAGGTGGCCTGCAGGAAGTGTCGATTGTCATGCAGCCGAACAATTTGCAAGCGCAAATTTCAAGGTTAGAATATTGGCTTGAAGGAAAGCCCAACCCGCGTACAATTGAGATAAGCCTGCGTGACGCAGGTCTTACTCGGCGCGATGCACACAAAGCATCGTCGCTACTGAAGTCGATTCTTGATCAGCGTGACGCTGTAACAGTTGAGGCTTCAAATCCTGATGTCGTGAGTGATTCCGACGGACGGGCGTTGCTGGAGCTGCTGACCGCAAGGGAAGTGGCAAAACATCTGACAACCCGTCTAAAGGAATCGAAAAATGTTAGATCAAGTCATCAGCAAACTTGACGAAATTGAGGCACAAACAAACGAGCGCGTCAGCGCTGAAACCGCAGCAGTCAAAACCTATGTTCAAACGCTGCTTGACAATGTGCAAGCAAACGTCAATGAGAAGGTTGGACAGCTAGAGTCAAAAGTCGCAGCGATTGGCCCAGCGCCGATCAAGATTGCGCGCACAGTAAAGGCCGATGTCAACCGGCGCACCCTCGAGGGTCTGCGGCAGTTTGTCAAGCGCGATCGCGCAATTGAGCAAGAACTTAAGCTCTTTGTGGACGAGGCAGAAGCTGCTGCGTACATGCGCGAAGCTTCCGCGCTAACATCGGACGGCTTTAATGTTGGCGGTCGCACAGGTTATGACCCTGTGTTTGCAGCTCTTCGACTTGGCAACCCCTTACGCGGAGTTTGTCGCACCGTCGCAACCGACGGCAGCTCGTACCAGTTTAGGGTCAAAACAGGCGATGCTGGTGCAACCTTTGGTTACTCGATTCAAAATAATGGTGCAGCGACAACAGTCGGAACAGCCATTTGGCAGCTCCAACTCAAAGACCTCAACTGCCAGTTCCCGATCCGCACCGCAGCGCTTGATGACATTGATGGCCTTGAGGCAACCGTTGTGGACGACATGCTTGCGGAGTTTGCGCAGGCCGAAGCTCGGTCGATGGTGCAAAACAACGACCAGGCTGGGAGCAGCACGACAAGCACTGGTGGCACAAACGGTCTGCGCGGTCTTGACAGCTACGCTGGC